TTGAAACAGTCAAATGAAAGTCTCCTTGGGCGTTTAAAACTGTATGAACTGCAATATGGCATTGTCGAGGCAGAAAATGGCAAAAAAGATTGAATTGCATGGGTCGAAACCTGGTCCTGCGTGTCCTGCCTACCACCGGCACAAAAACCGCGACCACTGCCAGAAAACGAAATGTCGCTACTACTACAACCACCGGGTATCCCCAGTCATTCCAGGGGGCGGCGAAGCCATTGAAGTGGACTATGATGAGAACATGAACGCGATGAGCGTGAAACACCCAAAAGTGTTCTTTGGTGGGAAAGAGTTCTTTGAAGAGTTTGAAGAGTGTGCCTGGCACTGTGTGAAGTACGACGAACCGTCGAAATACGTGGATCTGCCCTGGGAGTTAGAATGAACTGCTTAAATGTGGATTTCAAGATTGATGGCATTGAAAAGGCTGCTGGAGAGTTTTCTGATGAGTTTATCACCCATCTTTTTGATAACAACGAAGTTGTGGTAAACCAGACCTATCGCGCCCGTATGTTCTTGAAATTTATTAACGAGGTTTATAAAATCCACAAAAATGATTATGGCAAGAAGTCCCCGGTTGATATGACCATGCAGTTTGTGCAGCACCCGAAACTGGGTGCGATGTTCCTGGTGAAGGTTGGTGGACACACGTATGGGTTGTGCCCGACACGCCCAGAAGAAGAATGAGTGGGTATAATTCGTTTGCAGACCCGCTCCCAATCCCGGAGCGGCTTTTTGAGTTGAGTATAGAAGAGACCGAGTTGTTGAAAGAGGTGTATACCAAGTTTGGTAAAAACACGTTTGACACGAACGAGTTTAACGAGATTTGTTATGACCGGGGGTTAACCGTTAGAAGACTTGATTATGTCAAGTATATCCGCCGTGTTGGCAAAGATGTGCCAAAACAGGCAAAGAGATGGGAGATATGCCCGGAACTCCTGTATAGGTTCGAAGAAGACGCAATAATACACTTTGAACCGTATAAGATGGTTGTACCGCCATATGTTCGGTATAAAGTGCAGAAATGGAACCTGGTGAAGTTAGGGACTACTCTTGATGGGTGTTGGTATTATTGCAAAGTCAAGAATGTGGATAAATATGACTTTGTGATGTGCAAAGTGTCTCACATGTCAAAAAAGCGCAAAGCGGTTCCGGTGTATAAGGTAGATTGGGAGAGGTGTGAAAAATGGCTGAATACACAGAAATTCGAATGAAAAATGGCAGGTTGCATAAGATTCGACCTGGTTCGTGGAAAGTTGTAGAGATCGTTGAGCCTGGATGGTATAGAGTTGAAAATATCAAGCCTGCTGGAAGCCGGGGTGTGAAAGCATCGTGTGAGCGGGTGACTGAAGGGTATGTGCGGTCAGGCGACTGGATTCGGCGGATTGAGACAATGACCATCTATAAGAGGGTTGAAGATGGCGGAGTATGCGGCACTACGAACAGCGAAGGGTAGAATGCGGCGGGTGCTCTTGCGGTATATGAAAATTGCAGAGACCGTGGATGATGAGTGGTATCGTGTTGTGACTGCAAACCCTGAAAACAATCCAAGTTTTTGTGTGAAGTATCCAAAAACGCGGGAAGCGTATGCAAAGATCCGGGATTGGAATCGTGGATGCGACCAGGTTACATTGTATGATAAATTGGAGGAATAAAATGTCTCTTTTTGATTACGTCAAAGAAAATTATTCGTGTTATAAGGAATGTCTGGGGTATTATTACCAGACTGATCTAATGGAACACCCTGAAAAATTAGATGAAATCAACGATTGTGATTTTGTGTTTGTAGATTCTGACTACGCGGAACCGATAGAGGGGTGTCTTACAACCCAGTTTATGACATCTGCAGAGTATCCGTATACAGCGATGTGGCTTCGCCAGGACTATACTGATTATTTCCAGTTGCCACATTCAGAATGGACCGATGTTCCAACAGTTGGGTTTGTTGGCAGGCTGCCGATTTTTCATGTTCCTGTTGAAAACGACGGCAAAAAATCGGTCCAACAGGTGCTTCATAAAGGGTTTATGGAACGTGCCATGGCATTACAGTTGCTCGGGGAGTCAAATGAGGTGTGTAGTGATTTCCATGTGCGGTATAAGCCGGAAGGCGATTCATGTGGGTTCTGGAATGACACATTGCCAGGTTTCAAAAAGAGCGGGCCGCTGTTCAAGACGAACATGCTGGCAAACCAGTACCAGGTATGTGCCAGGGGCAACGCCAATTGGTCGCTCCGGTTCTATGAGACTATGGCATATGGGCGGATCCCGGTATATGTTGAGTCTGGCGGGATGACACCGGCAGACTGGTGGTATGGCAAACTGCAGGACCGGCTTGACGATTTTCCAGGGGTGTATGTGAAAGACGTAAATGATATTGAATGGGAGATATTGAAATACCACAATTCAATTGACAGCCTTGCGGAGATGCAGGATCTCTGCCGTGCCTGGTATATTGACAACTATTCGACTGTTGCCCAGGTGGCAGCGTTTGATGCCATGTTCAAGGAGTTAAGAAATGACTGAACTCTGTGCATTTTGTGGGAGCATCCTGGATGGGCACCCGGGTGAGTTACACGATGTTGTCATAGAGGGGTCTATATTCCTGGATCTCTCTTTAGTGGGTATGAGTATAGGCAAAGGTGGGTACTGCGATTTTAGGTGCCTCTATGGGCGTCTGCAAGAACGTGTGAGTTCAATGCAGTATGGGAGTGGGGAATGACTAAAAATGAAGATACATCTCCGTGGATGCGGTTCCCGGACGACCCAAAAGCAATCAAACGCCATAACAAATTGGTGTTGAGTTCTATCCCGACTGCTGATTTAGTCACTGAACTTAGGAGACGGCACGAATTGTGCCCGGTTGTTGATGAAATGACCCGTGAACCGGTGTGTATGTTCGTTACAACCCGGAAATCACTTGTAACAGAGTTATGTAAACGGGATGGCGTTGAATTCTATGACACGCTCCAGAAAAACCAAGAACTCCGTATTGAAACTGTATATTACAGAAACCGGTTTAAATTTGATACCAATTGTAAAATCCTGGTGGTGCGGGAATGACAATCTACATCAATATCCGGAACACTCGTAGTATTAAGGCAATATGCAATTACGGCGAGCATCATTATGCAGGATGCAGCATTTCTGCATTTGAACACAATCATGCAATAGAAAACAATCATTACTATTCGTGCAATGCACTCCCCAATCAACAATTTGAACCGATTTGTGAGTTTTGTTTAGGGAACAAGCACAGAAAATACATGAATGAAATGAGACTGATTGATGCAGATTAGAATTGGTGGGGTGGTTCCGCAACCCCATCCTGTTATTGTTGCGGAACCTGTATGCATGCGAATGGTTCAGTTTCAGGGTAAATTCGTTTCAATCCAAACACATTGAGGGTGTTACCAATGTTAAAGGCGTTTCAGTTTCCACATGAACAGAATTTCGATCAGACCGGTTTGTTTCAATCCAAACACACCGAGAGTGTTACCAATGTTACCACGGTATCGGGTTACTGCTGACCTTCATTTTACCACGGCATATAGTAATTTGCAACAGGAATATAAAAAAGTTTAGTTTTTGGTCTCAAGTGACTTGAGATATGCTTCCACGTCTTTCTCTAGAATCATCGTTCCTTTCCGGTGTTCGGTAAACTGGAGTGCCCCGGAGAAGATAGACTTTATGTAATCTTCTGCAAGCAGGCTGGCTTTCTCAACTGCTGATTGCTGGACCCTGAACCCCGACTTTACATGTGCGAGTCTGGTGACTGCTGCTTTTGGGAGTTCGCTTGTTCTTTTACTCATGTCCTTGTTATTTTGTAATTAAGCCATATAAATTTATATCACAGTGTGAAATGTTACCTGGGATATATATGGATATAGATTTTTATGCAAAAGTGGATGAAGAACTCGCGAAAATCCCGTATTGTTCGCCCAAATGCAATTATTATATGGCGTGCCCGGTGTGTGACCGGTCTGATACAAATGCTGCGCCGTGTGTGTTGCTGATGCTGGAAGAGTCGCAGCGCCGGAGGTTTGTGAACCTGTATCTCCGGGGAAGGGATGGGCTCAAGGCAGAAGCAACTGAGTTGTTATTCAACCTGGCACGGAAACTGGACCTGAAACAGAATCCTGGTGACATGATAACCTATATTGACACGATACTGAAGATTGACCGGAGTTTCAAGGTAGACACCACAAAGGTTAAGGAGACACCAAAAACCGAGAAGGAAGAAGCACCACCCAGAGTAGAAGTCACCGTCACTAAGAAGGCGAAATCTAAGGATCCCGATGAGAAGATTGTGCGAAAACTCGAGAGAGAGTTGGATAATAACCCAGAGTCTCTGTTTAATTCTCCGGTTGTGGATGAAACAAAAGCTAAACTGAAGATTGGCGACTTTAAACTCCCGAATGAGAAGAAAGTCATTTCTGTGACCGTTGATGGCATTTGCGGGGCTTTGGAAGGTTCCGAGTTCGAACCGTAGGTTGGGTTTGAGGTAAGAAGAGTGGCAGATTTAAAAATTGGACTCCATGAGAATCAAATGACTGTATATCAGTCAAAAGCCCGGTTTATTTGTTTAAATTGTGGGCGTCGGTTTGGGAAAACCTGGTTTGCAGCGGCAAAAGTGATAATTAAGGCGCTTGAGAACCCAGATGGGATATATTGGTTGGTTTCGCCTACGTTTGCCCAGACCGATATCATGTGGCGGATGGTCCAGAAATTGCTCCCAAAGAAGTATACAAAACAGGTTTTTCTTGGAAAATTGTGTATAGAACTGACAAATGGAGCGACAATATGGGCAAAATCTGCTGAAAAATATGATAACCTCCGTGGTGAAGGTCTGGATGGTGTGGTGCTTGATGAAGCCGCAATGATCCACCCGGATGCCTGGTTTAAGGTCATTAGACCGGCACTCATGGACAAACTTGGGTGGGCGATGTTTTGTACGACTCCCAGGGGGAAGAACTGGTATTACAAATTATACCAGAAAGGGGTCAAAACTCATGGATCTTACAACAAAAACTGGGAAAGTTTCACGTTTTCGTCGTATGACAACCCGTTTCTTGAGCGGGAAGAACTGGGTGAAATTGTTGAAGATTTATCAGAACTTGAATATGAACAGGAAATTCTGGCAATATTTCTGTCAGATGGTGGAACTGTTTTCAAAAATATTGACGCTTGCACTCGTCGTCATGTTTCCTCAACCTACATACCGGGTAGAATCTATACTATGGGGGTGGATCTTGGAAGACACCAGGATTTCACAGTCATTGATGTATGTGATACCGTTACAAAGGAGTTGGTATATACAGAACGGTTTAATAAGACGTCCTGGTCATATATTCGGGGGAGAATTGTCCGGGCATACAACATGTATGGACGCCCCCCGGTGTTTATGGACACCACCGGAGTCGGAGATGCTATCCAGGAAGATTTAGAGAAGGAAGGTGTGAATGTTGTTAGCTATAAATTTACCCTTGAATCAAAGAGAGAACTGGTAAAGCGGCTGTCTATAGCCTTCCATAATTGTGAGATATTTATACCCGAGAATCAGTCTTTACGTGAAGAACTAGAGTCGTTTACCTATGTTCAGACCGAGTCTGGGAATATCAAGTA